ATGAGTAAAGTTGCTTTAATAACAGGAATAACAGGCCAAGATGGGGCTTATCTGGCCGAATATCTGATCAAGAAAGGATATATAGTGCATGGTATCAAACGCCGGTCGTCCATGTTTAACACGGATCGTATCGACCATCTTTATCAGGACCCGCATGTGGAAAATCGTAACTTGATCCTACATTATGGTGACCTGACCGACAGTTTGAACCTGACTCGCATCATCGGTGAGATCCAGCCGGATGAAATTTATAATCTGGCGGCTATGAGTCATGTGAAAGTGAGTTTTGATACACCCGAATATACGGCTAATGCCGATGGTCTGGGAGTTTTGCGTATCTTAGAAGCAGTTCGTCTGCTGAATTTGATCCCCAAGACGCGCATTTATCAAGCTTCTACATCCGAACTTTATGGTTTGGTGCAGGAAGTTCCGCAGAAAGAAACGACTCCTTTTTATCCGAGAAGTCCGTATGCCGTAGCCAAACTTTACGGTTATTGGATAACGGTGAACTATCGTGAAGCTTATAAAATGCATGCGTCGAACGGTATTTTGTTCAACCATGAATCTCCTCTGAGGGGAGAAACCTTCGTGACTCGTAAGGTGACGCGGGCTGTCTCCCGTATTGCTTTAGGCATGCAGAAAAAAGTTTATATGGGGAATCTTTCTTCCAAACGTGATTGGGGACATGCAAAAGATTATGTCCGCGCAATGTATGCAATCCTCCAGCAGGACGAACCGTCCGATTATGTCATTGCGACGGGGATTACGACAACTATTCGTGATTTCTTGAGGATGGCGTTCGCCGAGATAGGCGTGGAAATTATTTTCAAAGGAGAGAATGTTAATGAGGTGGCTGTCTTAAACTATATTGACGAAAAAGTGTTTATTGAAAGAGTCGGTGAGGTTTATCTCGATAATTTCAGGAAACGGATTGGAGATGAAGTTGTAGGTGTTGATCCTCAGTATTTCCGTCCGACTGAAGTCGATTTATTGATCGGCGATGCGACGAAGGCGCGTACCCGTTTGGGATGGGAACCAAAGTACGATTTGGCCTCTTTGATAGAGGATATGATGTTGAATGATATAAAATTGATGAAGAAAGAATCGTATCTAAAAGAAGGTGGCTATGAAGTATTGAATTATTTTGAGTAGAATCGAACTTTTATTGTTTTTATTTGTTATAATTAGAAAAAGAGTTAATTTTGCAATATGTTTGAGCAAGATTATAGGTAATTGATTGTTTAATTAAAATGTTGATGAATATGAAGACTAAAGTATTACTTTTAGCTTTGTTATCAGGTTTTGTTTTCTCTGTGTCTGCACAGGAATTTAAACCGCAGGTTGGATTTAGTAACGAAGCGGGTTATAAGACAAACTTCAAAAAGAACAAAGCAGGCGACAACTGGTTTATCTCTATTGCTGGTGGCGCGAGTGTTTTATTTGGTGATCAGAACAGTGAAGCCGATTTTAAGAATCGTTTGAATTTCGCTCCTCAGTTCTCTGTCGGTAAATGGTTTAATCCGTATTTAGCCCTGCGTCTCCAGTTGAATGGTGGTGTGTTGCATGGTTTTGAAAACACAGGTGCTACATTTATGCAGCACAATAAATATGCAGCTGCTCATGCTGATTTGTTGTGGGATGTGACTAATTTCTGGGCTCCTTACAACGAAAAGAAAGTGTTTCGTTTGATTCCTTGGGTAGGTCTTGGTTACGCACAGCGTTTCAAAAACTCCGATGATAACAGAGGTATTGCAAGAACAGAATCTCCAACGGTGAATTTCGGTATCCTGACTGCGTTTCGTTTGAGCAAACGTGTAGATTTGAACGTAGAAGTTCAGGGTTCATTGTTGAACGAACAGTTTAACCGTGTTTCTATGTACCACCTGACTGACGGTATCGGACAGTTGAGCGCTGGTTTGACATTCAAACTGGGTAAAACTGATTTCGAAGTGTTGGAGCCGATGGATTATGCATTGTTGAACGACCTGAATGGTCAGATCAACGCTTTGCGTGCTGAAAACGACGAATTGAGTAAACGTCCGGTTTCTTGTCCTGAATGTGAAGAAGTTGTAACTAACGTTGTTAACAACTATGTAGATAATGTGGTATACTTCCGTATCAATAGCGCTAAGATCGACAAGAACCAGCAGGTTAGCATCTTCAATACTGCACAGTTTATGAAAGAAAACAATGTGCCTATCAAGGTTATCGGCTATGCTGATAAGAAAACAGGTACAGGTTCTTACAATATGCAGCTTTCCGAAAAACGTGCAAGAGCCGTTGCCAAGGAACTTATTGATAAATACGGTATCTCTTCTAGCCAGATCACAATCGAATGGAAGGGTTCTGACGTTCAACCGTACAATGAAAACAATTGGAACCGCGTTGTTATCATGTCTGCAAATAATTAATTTTTAATTATATCCCGAAAGGCTGTACATAATCGTGTGCAGCCTTTTTTTTGCTCGGAAATAATGCTTATTTTTGCATGATTTTAGCGCGTTGTTATGGAGTCAAATAAAAAATATGGTTATCTTATTCAATGGCTGATAGGCATCGGAGATCTGATCGTTCTGAATATTCTCTTTTTTATTGTCTATTATGGATTGAATAGTATTCATACGTTAGCTATTACTGGAAGCTTGCGAGAAGTGGTGCTTTTGTTGAATTTTTGTTATTTCTTTTCCCTTTATTTTGTTCCTTTGCGGTTGCATCTGTCCATTGTCTTTATCGATAAAATTGTGCAAAGAGCATTCTTTTTGGTTACGATTATGTTCTTTTTATTTGCCACTTGTCTGATTTTTTTGAATGTTGGAGATGTGTTGGCAACTTTCTTATTGATTTATTACGCTGTTACGCTTGTAGTATTTTCTTTGTGGCGTGTTATTGTGCGTGTAACATTGAAAATGTATCGTCGGAAAGGGTATAATTTTAAAAAGATCGTAATTGTTGGAGCAGGAAAAAATGGGATGGAATTATATAAGGTAATGAAGGATGATTTGTCGTATGGTTTCAATATCTTGGGATTCTTTGATGATAATCAGTCCTTGAAATCGGTTTTGCCGAATTATTTGGGAATGACGAATGAGGTAGAGAATTTTGTGCTGGCAAATGATGTGGATGAAATCTACTGTACTTTACCGGGTACGAATGATGAGAAGATTGTGCGTTTGTTGAATTTTGCGGAGAAGCACATGATCCGTTTTTATATTGTGCCGGAATTTTATCGAAATTTGAAGAAGAGTCTTGTGATGGATGTTTTGGAGTCCATCCCTTTGATGACCGTTCGCCGCGAGCCTTTACAGGCAGCTTACAATCGAGCATTGAAACGTGCGTTTGATATTCTTTTTTCAACTGTAATTCTGGTAACTATATTCCCGATATTATATATTGTGGTTGGTATCATGATCAAGCTGAGTTCTCCGGGACCGATCTTATTTAAGCAAAAGAGAACGGGACTGTACGGACAGGATTTCAGGTGTTATAAGTTTCGCACGATGAAGGTTAACGCGCAGGCTGATTCCCTGCAGGCTGTGAAGGACGACCCGCGTAAAACAAAGGTCGGAGATTTTCTTCGGCGGACTAATTTGGATGAATTTCCCCAGTTTATTAATGTGTTGAGGGGGGAAATGTCAGTTGTAGGACCGCGTCCCCATATGCTGAAACATACAGAGCAATACTCTGCGTTGATTGACAAGTATATGGTTCGCCACTTGGTTAAACCGGGGGTGACAGGTTGGGCACAGGTAACAGGCTACAGAGGAGAAACGAAAACGTTGGAACAAATGGAAGGACGTGTGAAGCGAGATGTCTGGTATATCGAGAATTGGTCTTTCTTCTTGGATCTTAAGATTATAGTTGTAACGGTTATCAATATGTTCAAGGGAGAAAAGAATGCATACTAAGTATTAAATTGCACACTTTTTGTATATTTGTTGTAATCTGAAGTATCTTATTTGATTATCAACGCTTTGTAGAAAACTCGCATAAGAACGGGCAACGGATAAGAAAATTCCAAGCTGTTTAGAATCACTATATTCCTCATGCTTTCAAATAACTCTTTTTTCTTGATGCAAAGGTAGCATTTTTTCGTGATTGCCGGTAATTTTCGGGCATAAAATATCACGGTCATTTCAAGAAACATATACAGCGGACATGACAGCCATACCGTAGCCGAATCCCCGTAACTCACAGGCAAAGGTAACCCGTGTCCTGTTCGTACAAGCAAGGTCAAGCCCTCCGGGTGTCGTGGAAAAATCATCCTCGCCCGGAGGGCTTGCGGTATTTTTCCCGCCAACCTTGCATGTACGGGACACGACCTTTTATGGCCTGTAGTTACGGGAACTCCGGCCCCGAAAAGCCGGATCACTAAAAATAAATTGTTATGTCACAGCAGGTAACAAAAGAAAAGTACAGTATCGAAACACTCAGAGAGCGGAATGTTTCATACGACCACCAGCATTGGCTGACACAGAAAGATGTGGATATGGCCAACAGTTATGTTGAACTCATTGAGCGGACACGCTCCGAAATTACACCTCAAATTGGAGACAGGCTGGTATATGTAACCGAACACGGGGATTATTACGGAAACGCCCTTATTGACAGCAGGAGTGCAAAAGAAGGATATCTTTCCGTATGCGAACAGCCGTATGTGCCTTTCGTGTGGGAAGAGGACGGCAATATTCGTCTGAGTGTCAGCGGAGGCGCATTCCATTCCGTGAATCCGGAGGAACTGAAATTCCTGAAATGGACGGAAGGGGTATTCAAGGAATGGGGGCATTGCGGTGCTTGCGCCAACGGTTCGGTGTCATTTCTGGCTAAGGTACCGTTATGGTTTTATGCCGAACCCAATCCCAGGTATGGAGATTTCACGACCGAGACCTACCGGAAGTTCTACCTACACAAAAGGGAGGAATCGGAAAACGGCAATCTCTATCAAGGCTTTGACATCGCTTTCCGGGACGAAGCCGAGTTCCGGCAGTTCCTGAAGGACTACGAAGGAACGGTGTTCAAGGGAAATTGGGATAATCAAATCGTGTTATGGTGTTTCCGTCGGGAATATGTGTTCCTGCCATCCGCCGAATGGGAGAAGGTTGATGCCCCTGCCGAAGAACGGAGGCTCAACTTCCATCCCGAGCAGGTCAAGATAGTCAAGGACATGGAAAAGCACATCACTTATTTCTACCGGATTAAACCGGATAATTTTTAACATTTAACCCTAACAGATATGCAAACGACAACAGCACCCAAGGCCGGCAACGCTCCCGACCTGCTTCAAGGCATTCTGAGCGTACAAGTGAGAAACGAGGACAAGATTACGGAACAGGACCGTGTCTATTGCCAGACGCAGCAAAACCTGCTTTACAAGACACTCGACCAGATTGACCGCTGGTACGCCGTCTTCAAGGAAGAAGCCGAACAATACCAAGCCGAACGTAAGTCCCATTACGAAGAAAACGGCAAGGTTTCCATGCGTGATTTCTACACTTACCATAACGACAGGGAAGACTATTCACACAACGAGTTCAAACCGTTTGATCTGATTAACGATCTGGTAGATAAGAACCGAAACGCCAACGCGAATTTTGCGAACCGCATCATTTCTTATTTCAACAGGACTTACAAAGTGTCGGTTCCTGAGTATAAAATAGACGAAAAAACCCTTCCGATGGGCTTCCGTCCTGTTTATGACACATATGTAGATGTAGTCATCGAACACTTGGGCGGCAAGAGTTTCCGGGAAACGGCCGTGGAAGAACTGCTCGCACGCCTGAACAAAGTTGTCAGACCGGCATACTGGAGCAAAGTCAAGACGGAGTTGAAGAAGGACAAGATAATCTTTCCCGAAATCATCCGTTTCGACGATTTTTCCATGCAATACAACCAAAGGAACAGAATCTCCTACAACTACGGCGGAGAACTGGAAACCCTGTGTGCCGGCATTGCCTACGGTGCGGATGACATACTGAATGGAAATTCAAAGATGATTATCCGTTTTGATGACAACGACATTTCTGTCACAGACTGGTACGACCTTACGACCACCAATGCCGAGCAAATCCGATTCTACAAGAACGGACGTATCGATGTCCGGTTCAAGGACAGTGCGGCAGCCGAAAGTTGTTTCAAGCGTCTGCATCTGGATGAAATCACCCTAAGAGAAAACTGACCATGATAAGATTTACACAGCACCCCGTAAGGCAATCCTTGCGGGGTGTTTTCATTTTTAACGATAAACAGATAAAGTCATGTATGCCATCATCCCCCAACAGATACCGCAAGGTATGCGTGCCGAAGTCAACGAGAAGATACTTTTCGCCATAGACTCCGGCAAGGACCTCATTCCGGCGGAGAGCATCTACAACTGCTATACCGGTATCGGAGGGCTGCACAACCTCAAACAGTCCGACTTTGCCAACTACCATGAGTATGCCCAGGCGAAGAAGGAGTTCGAGATGGGACAGTTCTTCACCCCGCATGAAATATGCCGGGACATGGTGGATATGCTGTGTCCTGTCTCATCCGAAATGGTTCTTGACATGTGTTGCGGTATGGGCAATTTCTTCAACCATCTGCCCAACCCGCATAATGCCTACGGCTTCGACATAGACGGCAAGGCCGTGTCTGTCGCACGATACCTCTACCCGGAAGCCCATATCGAGAAATGCGACATCCGGCAATACTATCCGGAACAACGTTTCGATGTTATCATCGGCAATCCTCCTTTTAACTTGAAGTTCGACTACAAACTGTCGCAGGAATACTATATGGACAAGGCTTACGATGTGCTTAATCCGGCAGGAATCCTGATGGTCATCGTGCCATGCTCTTTCATGCAGAGCGAGTTCTGGGAGAAGACACGGATAACCGGTATAAACGGCAATTTCTCATTTGTCGGTCAGACGAAGTTGGCCCCGTCAGCCTTTGCCGCAGTCGGAGTCCATGACTTCAATACGAAAATCATGGTATTTCTCCGTAAATCGGGCCACATCAAGATGCAGGCTTACAACGCGGAGGAATTCATAACGGCGGACGAGCTGAAAAAGCGCATCGGCGAGGCAAGGGCGATGAAACACCGGTTGCGTTTCGACCTGATGCGCGAAACCAACCGGATCGACAAGGAAGAACTTGAGCTGTTCGAGTACAAACTTGCCAAGTACCTGTACGAGCTGAAGGCGCACGCCAAGTTGAACAAACATATAGACAAGGCGGAAGCGTTGGTCACGAAGTTCCGTAACCAGAAACCGCCTGAGAACGCCACGCGGGAGCAGGTGGAGCAATGGGAGAAGAACAAGCTGACCCCGAAGAAAGTGCTTGCCGTCATCCGCAGGTACATCACCTCGCAAAATACCGTACCTCGCAAGGAAGTGGCATTGGTGAAGACCTCATACGGCTTCAAACTGAAACAATATGCTCCGCGACTCCTTGACAAAGTTCCGCACAAGGCGGCGAGTATCAACGACCTCGTGCTGGAGCGTGCCGAACTGCCCATACCGGAAGTGCCGACAGAAAAGAACATGCATCAAATCCGTGCGGCGGAGAAACTGATACGACGCAAACGGAGAGAATATGAAATGCAGAACCGGCAGTTCCCGGAAATGGAGGAAGATGACAGGCTGAAAGAATACCTGGACCGGTGTGCATTCATCAACAAGGACGGCGAGACCTGCGAGTTTACCACGCTCCAGAAACACGACCTGAACCTCGTCTTGCAGAAACGCCACGCGTTGCTGAACTGGCAGCAAGGCTCGGGCAAGACAGCCGCCGTGTACCATCGTGCCAAATACCTGCTCAAATTCCGCAAAGTACGGAATGTCATCATACTGGCTCCTGCCATCGCCACCAATATGACATGGATACCCTTCCTCTCGATAAACAGGGAACAGTTCCGGGTGGCAAGGAAGAATGCCGACCTGGAAACTGTGCCGGAAGGCGTGTTCCTCGTCCTATCCACCTCCATGCTCGGCAAGCTGAAACGGGGCATGGCAAGGTTTGTCAAACGCAGTTCAAGAAAACTGTGCCTTGTTTTCGACGAGTCGGACGAGATAACCAACCCGTCGTCACAACGTACAAGGCATATCCTCGGTCTCTTCCGCCGCCTCAAATACAAGATACTCGACACCGGTACGACCACACGCAACAACATCGCCGAACTGTACAGCCAGTTTGAATTGTTGTATAACAATTCCATAAACATGGTCTGTTGGAGCAGTCGAGTGTACCACGAGAGCAGGGACAAGGAGATAGAGGAAGATAACAATCCGCACTATGGTGAGCCGTTCCCCGCTTTCAGGGGGCATGTGCTTTTCCGTGCCTGCCACTGTCCGGGGAAATCCACCGTGTTCGGCATTGAGAAACAGAACCAGGATGTCTATAACAAGGAGGAGCTGGCCGGCCTTATCGGGAAGACCGTCATTACACGCAAGTTCAGGGACTTTGCAGGAGAGAAATACAAGATACGGACACATACCGTCAGCCCGTCCGACGGCGAGCGTGAGGTTTACCGTGTCATCATCGAGGAGTTCTGCCGCATCTGCGAACTGTATTACAACAGCACGGGGGATGCAAAGAAGGATGCCGGACTCCGGCTTATGCGCCAGATCAAGCTGCTCATCAAGGCCTGCTCCGTCCCACACCTGATAGAGGGCTATTCCGGAGACGGGATTCCGAACAAGACAAGGTACATCGAAAGGCTGGTACGGAAGATACCCGGCAAGGTGGCTGTCGGCTGCACGTCCATAGCCGCATTCGACCTTTACGAGAGCCGTCTTCGCGAATGTTTTCCTGACCGTCCCGTATTTGTGGTCAAGGGAGACGTGGCGTTCAAGAAACGGCAAAGCATCGTGACGGAGTTCGATTCCACCATCAACGGCATACTGGTATGCACGCAGCAGAGCCTGAGCAGTTCGGTGAACATACCCACTTGCAACGACGTGATACTTGAATCCCTGCAATGGAACATCCCGAAGATGGAGCAGTTCTACTTCCGTTTCATCCGTCTCGACTCCAAAGAGCTGAAGGACGTGCATTATGTCACCTACAAGGACTCCGTGGAGCAGAACCTGATGGCGCTGGTGCTTACCAAAGAGCGGCTGAACGAGTTCATCAAGACGGGCGAAGTAAAGGAACAGTCGGAAATCTTCGAGGAGTTCGACGTCACCATGTCCGTCATCGAGAGCCTGCTGGTCAGGGAACGGGACAGCGAAGGCAAGATACACATCAGCTGGGGAAGCCAGCGCATCATGAACTGAAAAATGGAAAAACAAATGAGAAACCGCAGATTCCATTCCACAGGCAAAGGTAGCCCGCCCCCTTACCGGCAGGGCAAGGTCATGCCGCAAGCGGTTTTCGGGAAAATCATCCTCGCCGGAGGCTCCGGTATTTTCCCGAAAAACCCTGCACTGCCGGGGTGCGGACCTTTTGGAGCCTGTGGAATGAAATCCCCGGTTCCGAATCATAAACTATAATGAAGAATATCATGGACTTGAATCAGGCAGAAGTGGCAGTGACCACGCAGCATCTCATAGACATGGGGCAGGAAAAAGACAACCTGCTGCAAATGTCCGACTTCGGCGACATGGGGGAATTCCTGTGCACCTGCTCCGAACTGTTCCCCGAAGAGGAAACTCCGGAATACAGGTACACGAAATGGGAGGAAATCCCGGACCTGCTCATCAACCGGGAATGGCTGTGTCCCAACTTCTTCGAGATAAGGGAGGCGATGGAACAGCTGGAGGAACCCGACAAGGATTGCTTCTTCGACTGGTGTGACCGTTACGGGCATGACATCAGTACGGAAGACCCGCACCTGCTGGTGGCGCACTATATCGAACTTTATGGAAATGCGGCCTATATCGACGATGAGCCTTGCCCGGACAGCGGGGATGACAGCCTGCTGTACTGTCCGGGCATATCAAGCAACTATTTCGACACGGGTATTCCCCGCTTCGAGGTATTCGATGACAATTACGATTAAAGCATATAAACATATACAAGATGGAAATCAACTTCAAAGGACCGGTAATGCCGGTTGACCCCTATTCGCAAATGGCGTTTGTGGAGATACTGAACATTCTCCTGACGGCAGGGCACATCGTGGATGTGAACAGGTTCCTGATAAACAGGAATGCAAACCCGCGATTCGGCTCGTTGTCAGGATATTTCAGATGGTCATTCTCCGACAACCACTTTACCCTGTGGCAACGGGTGGAATACAACTCGCCGCTCTGCTTCAGCCGGCGCATATTCAGCATCCATTTCGGGATGCTGGCAAGCCGTGACAGGAAAAGAGACAATACGGTAATGAACTAAAAACATATCAATATGAGTCACCAGGTAATTACAAGAATGGCATACAATGCCAAAACCAAGCAGATAGAAACTTGGCAGCATTCCAACAACGTGTGGCCGACAACAGACCATTTTTATGCATTGGATGTGAAAACAGACGAACAGATGTTTGAATTCATAACATTGATAGCAAACGGATTGTGGCAAGGGCGCAAATGGCGTAAAGCATTCAAGACACTTTTTGAAGAATATCCGGAATTGGTCAGGTCCTCATACGAGCACGAGCTTAGAGGCCAACCTTGGAAGGCATACTGTGCCATTTGCAAAAAATATGAGGAACTTGCCCAAAGCAAATGCAATGAAATAGTTGCGCGATTCAGGCAACTTACCGGGATTGTCTGACCCAAACAGATGCAAAATATATGGAAGAGATAAAGATTTCAAACAGACAAATCGCGCTGATGGCTTTCGACCGGTTGCGCAAGGAAGACAAGACAGATTCCGCATTGAAACTCGCACGGTGTATGCTGCATGGCACAAGCATATCTCTTGGCATAGGTGATATCGACTGGGAGATAGACAGGGCAATACAGCAGTGCGGAGGAGTGCCAAGAACAGGATACAGATACACGGCTTATTTCCACTTCAACCGGAATACGGAAATGGCAAAGGAAATATATGACAAGATCGTGAAGGAACTGTATGGTTAGGAAACAACACGGAGGCGGCTTGAAGGCCGCTTCCGTCATTTATAACGGTATGTACGGGAAAAGGAATCCTGCCGTACACAGGTAACAGAAATGGATGAACAGAAAACATTGACATTGGATTTCATCAAATCCCTGATGGAACCGGCCTATACACTAATATGGACGGACTACAATGACAATCTTGACAACCATTGCGGACTGATTCAAAAATGCCTTGACAGCAAGAGCCGCGAACATTTGTGGGAAAAGGCAGACGAGTGGTACAGCGATGCCGAATGGGAAGCTGTCCGTGAGATTATTGCGAAACTGAAAGAGGAATGTACCGTATTCCATGACTTTGACGGGGAAGCGGTCGATGACTTCTTCGATGAATACGAAGATGAAATCCGTGACGAGATTTACAGCCGCAACGATTCGGACGTGGTGAAGGAATTGGTAAGGCACACGGACGACATTCCTATCCGTGTGGAGATGCTTTCCAACTATGACTGCATCAACTCCAACTGGTTTGAATCGCAAGGCGGTTACAGGTACGAGGAATCCTACTTCGGGGACATGGTGGACAGCCTGAACCTCAATCCGGCGAGAGTAAAGAAAATCCTGACAGAGCACGGCTACAGGGCTTACGGGCGTTTCCCGAACCGTAAGAACCGGAACGGCAAGGAGCAGGTTTCCTACGAACAATTCTACGAGGAACTTATCAATTCCTGCTGCGGGGCGAACCTGCTGACTTACATCGGCAGGGTAAGCCTGAAAGAGCTGTATGAAGCCGACTTTTCATTGAAAGAGGTCATTATCCCCAAAGGCAACTGTTGCGGACTTTTCAGTTCGACGTATGGTGGTGGAAGCCTGCTTGAAATGGAACTGAAACGGGACGTAAAGCTGAAATTGGAAGTCAAGGACTATCATGGTTTCCGCTTCCGGCTGGATGACGAACGTTCCAAATATGACTGTTCGGTCCGGCATGTATATGGGGTGGACGACTCCTTTTTCGGAGATGCGGTTCGCATTGTATCCTGATAAAATCAACTAATCAACAATCAAATCATAGAAGATTATGGAAAAATACGATGTAAAAGTAAGGTACATCTTCGAGGGTACTTATACAGTGGTGGCGGAAGACCGTGAAGAAGCGGAAAGCATGGTGGCGGAAGACTGCGGCCTGGTATTGGGCGGCAACATCCACACAACGCGGGATGACGATGAAGTGACGGACTGGAAGTTCGGTTGTCATCCGGACTTCCAGGTTCTCTCCGTAAGGCAGCGAGGCGGGAAATCCCCCATGTCGGTATTCGGAGACAGGATCGAAGAACTGCGAAAAGACATCATCGAAGCGATACGGCAGTTGCTCCATGACCATGCCATGAATGCGATACGGTTTCCGGAAGAGGATTATGATCCGGTCTGGGTGATATGGTTTGGCAAGAACGGAGCCCCCTACGAATGCAGGGTGACAGGACTCCGGGTAACGGACTGCAGCCTGACCGTCCTTGCCGAAGAGAAAGAAAGCGGTGATGAAGTGGAATGTTACAGCCCGTTCGAACTCGGAGCCAGTAACATCGACTGGCTTTCCGGAATGTATGAGGCTGTATGGCAGCAACTGGAAGAGAGCAAAGTAGAACCACAAACTGAAGAACAATGAAATATCAAGCGGAAAATGCAGTCTCCAGCTTCTTCTACTATATGTGGAACGCCTGGAGCAAGGAAGAATGCAAGGCCGTATTTGGAGATATGTACCGGCACTTCTGGGATAAATGGTCCGCATTGGCGGACAAGTCCATATTCGGTGCGGCGGAACGGTTCTTTGCCGAGTTATCGGAAAACAACCAGAAACTACTCGTGGAACGTGCCGTTGCACTCTATGACGGCAGGGCTTTCAGAAAAGAGCCGGACGATTCCGACATCCTTGTCTGTAAAGAATGCGGTTCACGGCAGTTGGAAATCCAAGCATGGATAAACGCCAATACGGATGAACGTATCAGATATGTGCATGATGACAATAACGGGCTGTGGTGCGATGGGAAATGGTGCGAAGAATGTGGCGTTCAGGTCTTTTTCTGTACTAAGGCGGAGTTCACACAAAAGATGCAGGGTTGGTGGAAGTCGTGCGGTTTTGAAACAAAGGAACAAATCACAGGGTTGAAAGTCTGTGACTCTCCGCCTTCAGAAAATACGCAGACATTCATTGATGCGGCAGACCAATGGTGGAACAGCCGGGACTACGAACATAAACGGGAAATTTACAACAGGTATAATTCTAAAAACGAATAATATGCAGATTAACATCATTGAACAGATTAGCAACTCATGCAGTTGCAGCCATATGGAAGCGCAGGAATACTTGGATTCTGAAATCCGGTACCTGCGCGAGTTGCAAGAGGCGGACGACCTGAGGGAAGATGACATCGAAATGGCGTGCAGCAACCTCGGGCTTGACCTTGACAACCAGGAATATTTTATCAACCGCCTCGCAGGGGCATAAATACCTATAGCTATGGCTTATTTTCATAACATACATTCATTGGCGGACCTGAAGAAGGAATACCGCCGTCTGGCATTGCAGCACCACCCGGACAAGGGTGGTGACACTGCCATCATGCAACAGGTGAACACCGAGTTTGAAAGGCTCTTTAAAGTCTGGAAAGACAAACCGGATGTCTCTGCCGCATCAACCGGGTATGAACATGACTATTCGGGTGCCACGGCAAAGGAATATACCGAGTACGTGTATAATGAATACCGTTGGAAAGGTCACAACTACAAAGGGCAACATGCCCCTGAAATCGTAGAACTTGTGAGAACCTGGCTAAAGGAAACCTATCCGAGATATAAGTTCTCCGTCAGACGGGAGAACTACAATTCCATTTACATCAAACTAATGAGTGCGGACTTTGAGGCGTTCACCAGGGAATCCGGCAAAGTGCAGGATCATATCAACCACTACAACATAGAGCGGAACCCCGATCTTACAGACCGTGCCAAGGAGGTGATGCTGAATGTCTGTGACTTTGTCATGTCATACAACTTCGATGACAGCGATGCGATGACGGATTATTTCCATACCAATTTCTACCTGACATTGGCTATAGGGAGTTACCGGAAGCCTTACAAGGTGGAACTGCCGAAACTTGACTGCAAGGGAAAGGACAAGCCGGAAGTGTTCAAGCATCCCGAAGGTCCGGCACACAAGGCCATCAGGCAGGCGTTGGGCACAGCCCGTTTCGATTTCATCGAACACAGGAGGCATTCCGGCGAAATGATACTCGGAGAAGACCATTACGGCTCACACGGAGAGCATTATTTCTGGCCGAAGGATTATTCAAGCGCGAAACTGGCTCAGAAACGGATCGACAAATTGGAGAAAGCCGGTATTCGGTGCAAGCTTACCGGATATAACGGCGGTTACATTCGTTTTATCGGCTACACTCCCGAAGCAGAAGCGTTACTGGAGAAGGAACGACAGGAATACATCACCGCCCATCGGCAATGGCAAACCAAACAGACAGTAATCAATTAAACTTATCAATATGGAACCGAACAATTTGAACGAATGGTGGGGCGGACAGCCCGACGGACTGAAACAGGCATTCTCTCTTTTTCCCGATGGACGGTGGAAAGAGGCGGACCTGTATTTGCGAATCAATATCCGTAATTACTGCCTCCTGAAAAAAGGAGGGCTGCTTCCCGAAGACAAGGACCGCTCGATGCTCAACGAAATTGTCTGTGAGCTGGCCGATACGGAGCTGTGCCGTGCAAATGGAAAGACACTCGAAGACATGTGCGATACGGACGGGGCTTTTCTGGAAGAGTACCAGGAACTGTTCAACCGGATATACGATGAACTGGAAATGAGAATTACGGATTATATGAACGGACAATCAAAAAAAATGTAACAATGAAAGCAAAAGTGTTCAAGTACAAGTCTGACGGGAATACCGTCGTGGCTTCTTATATGGAACTGGAGCCGTATGCGAAGAATGTATATCTCTCCCTGTCGAGAAAGAACGAATACGGGAATGAAGACGATGACTGTTTCCATGTGGTCTGCCGGATTGAAAACGTTTATTTTTCCAGCGGGCAGTATTCACGCCGGTTTCTCAAGGGAGAAGGTTGCAGAGAGGAAGCCGCCACCTATTGCAGGAACTGGATTGCGGATACGCTTCAAAGTGCGGAAAGAGGAGCCTTCGTCAATTTGATCTCCGTCCGCGTGTTCGAGGCTCTCGGACTTGATACCACTTCCCTGGTGCAAGCCCGTGAGGAGTATAAAAGAATACAGGAGCAGAAACGCAGGGAGCAGAAGGAGAAAGAGGCGAAAGAGCGCAGAGTGCAGGAAGAGCAACATCAGTGGCTGCTCAATGAACAGAAACGGAAATTCCTGGACGGGGAACGGATCACGGGAGAAATGTTCCTTGAAATCACCGGAAGGGACGGTTTTGACATCCATATCAGAACCAAAGGGACATTCAATAGGCATGTGAGGGGCATTGACAGGAACGGCACCGTCAGTTTCCGGAAAATCAAGGGCTGCCGGACTCCGGACTTTACCGGATGCCATAAGGCCGTGTCCGCCTATCTGGCGTTCATTACAGAAAAAGAGGGCAAATAATTAAATCCGGAGCGGTAACGGTCTGCTCCATGCAGCTGTTACCGCTACCGGCTTCCGGCCTCACAATTCACGGTTCAGCGCCATTGCCAGCGGAAACATCAACCGGTTATAGGCTTTAAGCTTTTGCAAATTCAGCACATATCCGGCATAGGGATTGGTCAGATCGGTATAGAAGAATACATCGGTAAATCCTGCGTGTTCCTCCACGACTTCACCCTCCAACGGAATCTCCTCCACATTGAACCGCTCCAGAGGCAGTTCTTCCAGACGGGTCTGTTCCGCATTTCCCAACACATTGAGGTTACGGTTAAACAGCACGAATCCTTTCTTCCTGTAATCCACACGCATACCGTACGGACGCTCCACAAGGAAAGCATCCGCCGCTTTCTTTATATAGTTTTCCATAAAACTGAAATTAGAATTGCAAAAATACATCTTTTGTCCGGCAATGGCGAACAAATCAGGAAGAGAATCGCCACAGACCATGCAAAGCACACTACCGTGTATTTTATTTCCCACCCTGCAAAGGTAGTCCCGTGTCCGGTGTACCCTGTCAATGTCAGGCCCCTTGCGGGGTTGGCTGAAAGAAAATCATCCTCGCCTGACGGCTGCGGTATTTTCTTTCGCCAAACCTTGCGGGTACTGCCACGGGACAGTCAGGCAGGTGAGAAATAAAAATACCGGCTCCCGGAGCCGGACATGTTTAACAGATAAAATACAATGAATCATGAAAATCCTGAATCAAGAACATTTCGAGAATGTTAAGCGTTATGCCGAATCCATCGGTGACACCTCACTCCAGAAATGCCTGGAACGGTTGAAGAGCTGGGAAGAAAATCCTGACTGTCCCAGCGAAATCTCACTCTACTATGACCATGCCCCGTACTCGTTCGGCTTCACCCAATGCTATCCCGATGGAAGGACGGGCATCGTGGGCGGCCTGCTCTATCACGGAATACCGGACCGTTCTTTCGCCGTGACACTACAGCCGTTCCATGGATGGCAGATACACACCTGATGAGAGGCAAACGACAATATTAACTTTATAAAATTCAATTCAATATGGAAACGACATTGGCAGTAATGGAAAGACAACAGCAGTTTGACTTCCAGAAAAACGGAATTGAAGTGATGAACTTCGAGACACTTCAACGCACCTATAAAGAAAATGACATCTACAACAATCCGGTGCAGGGCATCTACCATTATCAGGTCATCCGGCGCATGATGGACATCTGCGAGAAATACAATCTCGATTATGAGGTGGAAGAAATCTTCGCTGCCCAGAACAGAAACAAGACACAGCCGGGAGTGAGCATCCTCCCGCAGGTAGAACAGACACATGGCGAAAAAGCCGTGGAAGCCCATATCCTGCGCCGTATTTTCGCTACTATCCGGATCAGAGATTGGGAGACAGACGAGCTGACAACCACACTGGTCGTCGCCTACCACCAGGACGGCATACAGGCAGCCATAGGCCCCTGCGTGAAGATATGCCATAACCAGTGCATCCTCTCACCGCAGCGGAGCATCTGCAATTACGGGAAAAAGAAGGTGACAACCGATGAGCTCTTCGAAACCGTGGACGGCTGGCTGGCCAATTTCGAGGTGAACATGAACGAGGACATCGAACGGATACAGCGGTTGAAACGCAGGATTGTCCCGATGGAGGAAATCTACCTGTACATCGGCCTGCTGACAGCCTTGCGCGTTTCCCATGACAGTTCGGACAGAAACCTGTCATCCACTGTGGAAACCTACCCGTTGAACCAGAGCCAGATTTCTGTCTTCACGGAAGAGGTGCTGAAACTGGCCATGAGCAAAGGACAGATTACCGCATGGGACCTGTACAATGTAGCCACTGAAATATATAAGCCCGGGAAAACAGATTTTCCGGCTCTCATTCCGCAGAACGGAGCCATGGCGGAACTGCTGCTTTCCCGTCTCTCTGAAGAGGTGGAAGTACAGTATGCCGTTCCGATAAACTGA